ATGCTAAATTCGCTTCACTTAGAACTGAACGTAATCGTCTTCTCGGAGAAACTGATTGGACAGCATCAACTGATGTAACCATGACTTCTGAGATGACAACATATCGACAAGCTCTACGTGATTTACCATCTACAGCAGATATAAACGATATCGTATATCCAGAGAAACCATAATAGGCTAAGAAATGGCATTAACCAAAATAAAGAATACCAGTCTCGAAGATGCAGATTTAGTTGCTCTAGCGAGTAATGATGGATCCGCTTTAACTGGTGTAGTTAAAACCGGCGACATCGGTTCAACTGTACAGGGATATGATGCAACTATTATGGTTGATGCTGACATTGGTTCAACCGTAGAAGCTTATGATGCAACTATCTTAAAGGATGCTGACATTGGTTCTACAGTTGAAGCGTACTACTCAACAGGTTATGAATCTCTTCCCATTCTTAAATCCGCCAACTATACTGCTGTTGCTGGCGATACTGTCTTAGTTACAGCAGGGTCAATCACAATCACCTTGCCGGCGTCACCCACTGCCGGTGATACGGTCATTGTCAAAGACGGCACTGGTGCGGCAGATGTGACAAATTGGACTGTTGGAAGAAATGGATCAAATATTGCTTCAAGCGCAAGTGACCTAACCTTTGATAAAAACTGGGCTGAGTTATGTATGACTTACATCAACTCCACCATTGGTTGGAGTGTATAGGTGACTAACGTATCTGACCTGTTCCCTGCTGGTGGAGGGAATAATACGATAGAGATGGTCGCATCTGGTGCATTGGCTAATGGTGATAAAGTTATTCTCAAAACTGATGGAACTGTTGAGGTTGTTGCGGAGACTTCGACTAGCGCTATTACAGGGTCACCAATATTAATTCAGAGTGCAAGTGCTCACTATGCTTCGGTCGTTTTTTATTCGAGAAACACCATAGTTATTGCTTATTCCGATGGCGGCAATTCAAGTTATGCAACAGCAATAGTAGGGGTTATAAGCGGGGCAACTATTACTTTTGGTACACCAGTTGCTTTCGACACCGCTGCTGGTGTCTCATCAAATTTTGACACCGTTTATGATGCTAATGCCGATAAGATTGTTATCGTATATAAAGACGGTAACTGGAATCACGCGAAGGCCATTGTAGGCACAGTATCAGGTAACTCAATTAGTTTTGGTACGACAGTACAATTTGATGGTAATTTATATACACCATCCATCACGTTTGACTCCAGTAATAATAAGATTGTTATTTTTTATACAGATGTTGGTAATTCATATTACGGTACAGCAATTGTAGGAACTGTAAGTGGAACAAGTATTTCTTTTGGAACTAAGGTTGCATTTACGAGTTATTATGCAAGGCAGATGTCATCTGTATTCGACTCGAGTAATAATAAGATTGTCACTGCTTTTATGGATGCTGCTAATAATGATTACGGCAGAGCAATAGTTGCAACAGTATCGGGCACAACTATGTCATTTGGATCAATAGCTACCTTTTATTCAAACTCTACTGACTGGATAGGCTCTGCATACGATTCTGCTAATAATAAAATTGTAGTTGCGTTTAAGTCTGAGTGGAATACATATTGGGGAAAATGCGTTGTAGGCACGGTATCAGGCACATCTATATCATTTGGATCAGCGATTACTTTTAACGGTAATAAGACTGAAGGAAAGGGTATTGTTTATAACCCAGACGAAGGTCACATTTCCATTGCTTACAGAGATTATGGTAATTCGAGTTATGGCACACATAAAATCGGTACAGTATCGGGCACAACTATGTCATTTGGATCACCATCTGTATTTGAAAGTGCGGGTATTGCAAATCCTGCATCAGCATATTACTCTCCCCATAGAGTTACTGCTTACGCCGATGATGGTAATTCGAGCTACGGGACACTGGTAATTGATCAATACGCAGTATCAATTCCCAATCTCACTTCCACAAACCTTTTAGGCATAGCCAAAGGAGCCGCAGCGGATACTGAAACAGTGAAGGTAGAAACTCTGGGGGGATTAGCTACCAATCTCAGTGGACTTACCATTGGATCAAAATACTATGTACAGGATGATGGTACTATTACGACAAGTTCAGCGGGAACCAATCAATTCTTAGGTAGGGCTATTACCGCCACAACTATTAACATGAAGGATTTTACATGAGTAATCTAAGTGATTTACTTCCAGCAGGGGGTTCTGGCAAAACTGTGGATTTAGTCGCATCAGGTGCATTGGCCAATGGAGATAAAGTCATCCTGAAGAGCGACGGAACGGTCGAGGTTGTTCAGCGAAACATTCCTACAACCGTGCCACCATCTGTCGGGTCGGCAACAGAATTTACAACAAATAATTGTAGTTTTTTTGGTGTAACTTTTGATTCTAACAGTAATAAAGTGGTTATAGCCTTTAAAGACCACGGTAATTCGAGTTATGGCACAGCAATAGTTGGCACAGTATCAGATACTACAATTAGTTTTGGATCACCAACAGTGTTTAATTCTGGGGTTTCTCAATTTATTTCAGCTGTTTTTGATACTAACAGTAATAAAGTGGTTATCGCCTATCAGGATTATAGTAACTCTGGTAGAGGAACAGCAATAGTTGGCACAGTATCAGGTACTTCAATTAGTTTTGGATCAGAAGCAGTGTTCGGGGGTTCTGGACAGAAGTCTTACAATGGGATGGCTTTTGATTCTAATAGTAATAAAGTGGTTATAGCATATAGAGATGGTACTACTTTTCCCCCTAACTATTCTACCTTCTACGGAAGGGCTATTGTAGGAACGGTATCAGGTACTTCAATTAGTTTTGGATCAGAAGCGACTTTTGATACCGCCACTGGATATGAGGCGAAGATAGCTTTTGATTCTAACAGCAATAAAATGGTTATAAGTTATGATCAGAATCCTTCAAATAACTACGGAAGGGCTATTGTAGGAACGGTATCAGGTACTTCAATTAGTTTTGGGACAGAAGTGACTTACAGTAGTGCCAGCAGTCAATTTACATGGCCAGCTTTTGATTCTAACAGCAATAAAATGGTTATAACATATAGGGATAATGGTAATTCATCTAGAGGAACCTGTATTGTTGGAACGGTATCAGGCACAAATATATCATTTGGATCATCATCAACTTTTGAGACTGGGATTACGGGGAGACTTTACCCAACTTTTGATTCTAACAGCAATCAATTGGTTATAATTTATAAGGATGAGGGTAATTCATTTAAAGGAACAGTAGTTATTGGCACCGTATCAGGTACTACAATTAGTTTTGGAACAAGTTTTACATTTACGACTACAGCTATCGATCACGCTGCCAGCGTTTTTGATTCTAACAGTAATAGAATCGCTATTGCTCATGATGACTATACAAATTATATCAAAGGGTATGGTGCAATTTTTCGAAATTCTTACTCCTACATGGATACAACTCTCACCTCCACAAACTTCATTGGTACATCAGAGGGAGTGGCCGCAGACACCGCTACAGCTACAGTAATGCTTCGAGGTGGTATTACTACAACTCAGAGTGGATTAACCACAGGTTCTAAATATTATGTTCAGGGGGATGGAACACTTTCAACAACCCCCGATAGTCCGAGTGTCACTGCTGGCAAAGCGCTGTCTGCGACAACACTTTTAATTGGAGGAAGCTCATGAGTAATCTAAGTGATTTAAAAGCTGCTGGTGGATCAGGTAAAAGTATAAAGCTAGTCGCATCAGGTGCTTTGGCGAATGGTAACAAGGTTATCTTGCAATCTGATGGAACGGTTAAGGTTGTCGGTATAGGCTCAACAGTACTATCTCAGGACGTTGGCTCAGAAATTGTCTTTAATTCTGGGCAGACTACCCACATCTCAGCAATTTTTGACTCTAATTCAAATAAAATTGTTATTGCCTATAGAGATGGTGGTAATTCTGACTACGGTACAGCAGTAGTAGGAACAGTATCTGGTATGTCAATATCATTTGGCTCAGAGGTTATATTTAATACTGGGAATAGTTACGACATCTCAGCAACCTTCGACTCTAACTCCAATAAGATGGTTATTGTTTATAAAGATGTTGGCAACTCAAACTACGGAACGGCTATCGTTGGTACAGTATCTGGTACTTCAATCTCCTTTGGTTCGGAGGTTGTATTTAATTCCTTTGGTTCTTACGACATGACGGCAATTTTTGACTCTAACTCCAATAAGGTGGTTATTGCCTATACTCATGATGGTAGTGGTCATTACGGAACGGCTATCGTTGGTACAGTATCTGGTACTTCAATCTCCTTTGGGTCAAAGGTTGTATATAATTCAGGCAGTACCGCAAGAAACCCTATAGCTTTTGACTCTAACTCCAATAAGGTGGTTATTGCCTATAGAGATGGTGGTAATTCTGGCTATGGCACCGCCATTGTGGGAACGGTGTCTGGTACTTCAATCTCCTTTGGATCTGAGGTCGTATTTAATACTGGGAATACAGGCAGCGTCTACAAATCAATATATTTAACCTTTGACTCTAATTCAAATAAAATTGTTATCGCCTATAGGGATTCCGGTAATTCTAGCTACGGAACGGCTATCGTTGGTACAGTATCTGGTACTTCTATTTCCTTTGGATCTGAGGTCGTATTTAATTCTGCGACCGTTAGCTATGTATCATCAGACTTTGCTTCAAACGTAAATAAAGTGGTTATTGCCTATGTTGACGGAGGAGGTTCTGGGTACACTAATGGTAAAGCTATTGTGGGAACGGTGTCTGGTACTTCTATTTCTTTTGCCTCTGCATATACCTTAAATTTGGGCGGTTCGTACACCACCCAGTGGTTGGCAGTAGTATTTGACCCAAACGTAAATAAAATGCTTATTACCTATATGGATGAACCTAACTCATCAAATGGAACAGGTGTTGTTTGGCAAACCGCAGGAACATCTCTATCAACAAACCTAACTGCAACCAACTTCCTAGGAATATCTGAAGGTGCGGCTGCAGACACTGCTACAGCTACGGTGATGCTCAGAGGTGGAATCACCACTACTCAGAGTGGACTTACTATAGGATCAACTTATTACGTCCAAGGGGACGGAACACTTTCAACAACTGCCGATAGCCCAAGTGTTGTCGCAGGGCAAGCAATATCAACAACAACACTTTTAATTGAGGGAGA